TAGAGAAGACGTTCTCGACACCGCCCGGCCGGTTGTAATGTGCGCCCTGCCACCAATTGCGGATGTCCTTTTGCCGGAACACCCAATGCTTGCCGTAAGCGGTGTCGTTGATCGGCGAGCGCACTTGCCAGTTGCGCGCTGAAAGGTCGGCATAATACCAGTCATAGCCTTCGCCTCCCTCGACATTGCCGCGCAGGTAGGCCTGATCGTTGATCGTGGTCGGACCTGACGGGTTGAAGTCGAGATGACCGGCCCCGTCGCGCCAGTCGGCGAGCGGCAGATAATTGTCGATCCCCACGAAGTCGATGTTCGAATCGGTCCACAGCGGGTCGAGATGGAAGAACACGTCGCCCGACCCGTCATTCGGCCGGTGATTGTTGTATTCCGTCCAGTCGGCCGCGTAGCCGATATTGACCCCGCCGCCGAGGATGGATCGGACATCGGCCGCGAGCGTCTTCAATGCGCCGACGAACGGGTAGGTCGCGGCGGCCGAGCGCACCGTGGTCAACCCGACCATTTCCGATCCGACCAGGAACGCCTCGACGCCGCCGGCATAAGCGGCCAGCATCGCGTAGTGCAGCACGAAACGCCGGTAGGACCATTCGTCCGGGCCGGAATAGACGATGTCGCTGCCAGCGTAGGCGAAGTCGCCCGGCGCGGCCGTGCCGACGAACGCGGCGACTTGGGCGGCGGCCGTCGCGGTCTTGTCCGGCGAGCCGGGCTGTCCCGGTGCCGGATGGCAGGTGATGCGCCCGCGCCAAGGGAAGGCCGCCTGCGTTGCGCCGCCATATGGGTCAGGCAGCACATTATCGCCGGGGATATCCATCATCATGAACGGCAACAGCGTCACCGAATAGCCGCGCGCCTGGAGGTCGGCAATGGCGCGCAACACGCTGGCGTCGTTCGGTGAGCCGCCATAGGCGGCCTTGCCGTCGATGTAGGACACGACGAGCGCAGTGCCCCGCGTAACGCCGCAGACGCGCCATNNCAGACCAGCATCGCCGAGGTGCAGTTCGGCGCGAGCTGCGCCAGGCGATCGAGCGAGGCCGTCCAGTCGGTCGGCGCGACCAGCGTGTGGCGGTTCTCCGCCACGCTTTCAGTCTGCTGCACGAAGCGATCATCGAGGCCGAATTCGTTGCCGCCGATGATCGCAACGCCCTGGACGATGTTTTCCACCACGCCGACCGGCCGGTACACCTCGATGGAAATCTGTGGAATGCGATTGCCGTAGCTGGTCAGGTCCATCAGCTCGAAGACGACGTAGCAGAGGCCGCGATAGGCCGGGGCGACCCCTTCCTTGGCCTCGATCAGCGGATCGACGCCCTGATCTTCGGACCCGCGATAGACCCGGAAGCTGATCAGCGACAGGTCGACTTCGGTCCCGTCGGCCCAGATGCGGCCGATCCCCGCGACAAGTCCTTCGCACAACCCGACCGCGAAGTTCGCCTTGTAGACATAGGTGGTGGTCTCGACGCCGGAGCCGACCGACTTGCCGCCGACTTCCTCCGTCGTCACCTCTTCCTGATAGCGGGTCGCCCACATGATCTGACCGACCAGCCGCGCCCGGCNNCTGCGGGAACAGCGCGCCGATAAGCGCAGTATCGACCAGGCTGCCGGCGAGCGCGCCGACCGCCCGGCCGACGATCGCGCCGATCGGGCCGAACACGCCGCCCAGCGCGCCGCCTGCGAAGCCGAGAAGCAGGGTGGCCATCAGACTGCCTGTTCGGGACCGCAGAGATAGAGATCGGGACCGCGCTCCCGCCGGCGCACGGCGTCGAGAAGCCGGCAGACATCGGCCTCGCTCAACTCCAGCGCCCGCGCGATATCGAGCGTGTCGAAGCGGCACGAGCGCCACAGCGTGAGCGCCGCGGCGGCCTTCAGGAGGTTCATCGTTCCGCCTCGAGGAACGGGAACGAGAACGCCGCGACGATCCGCTTGCGCCATTCGTTCGCGAGGTTGCCTTCGGCCACGAAGCGCGCCGCGTCGTAAGCGTGCACGATGCGCCCTGCGACAAGAGGCGTGGCG